TATCAAAAGTACCTGCTAAGTCAACAAAAGATACTTGGTCACCAACTTGTGGTGAAGCAGGTAAATTTGCTGTTTGAGCACCTGCTGTAGTATCAATAAAGTATCTGTCATTTGCAGCTACCGTTAGAGCAGTTGAACCATCAGCAGTATGTGTTGCCCATGGATTACCACCACCAAGACCTGTCCATTGTGTTCCGTTATAACCTTCCCATGTTACTAGAGATGAGTTATATCTAATACCACCAGTTTTCAATGCACCACCTGTTGGTCTTTGTGCTGTTGTTCCTGTTGGTGGAACAAGATGTCCTGTTCCCATTTGGTCTCTTTGAGTATATCCTACTACAGCTCTTTCAGTAGGTATGGCAGCATTACTATCATTACCTAATGTTTCGTCTGTACTAAACTCATTAATAGTAGCACCTAATTCTGCACCAATAGAACCTAGTTGTAATTCAGATAGACCAGAAAGGTTAAATGCGTCTGCGTTAAGAGTTGCAACACCTGTTGATTGTTCAATCTTAAATTGTTCACCAACTCTAAAGTCACCATCTTGGTCTGTAGAAGAAAAGTAAACTCTACCACCTGTTAATTCTGTTATCTCGTCTGACTGGTCTGCCGGTTGTGATGGACCACCTGGATAGTTTGATGTTATAATATCACCAGTACCAATATCTAGGAAGTCATGTCCAGTTAAACGAACATTTGAGAAGTTTACGGTTATAAATGAGTTTACATTATCTGCAATTGCATTAGCATTTGTAACACTTGAAGTTAATCTTATTAATGCCTGTTCATTACTTAAATTTGTTTCTGATACGGCAGATACTCTGTAATAAGTTGAGTCACCTGCAAATTGGATATTACCTCCAATTTTAATTACATTTGCACTAGCTAATGTGTTGTCGGATGTGTCAACTGCAATTAGAGGACCTTGTTGTCCTGTTTGAGCAGCTGAACTATCTCCAAAACTATCTGATAAATCAACTTGGAAAGTTGTTGAGTTTTCTTTTGTAATGGTAACTCTCTCGTCTTGTTGGAAGTTACCTGTTCTACTTTCAATATGTAAATAGTCTAATGAAATATTAACTCTAAAAATTGTAGCAGTAGCACCAGAAGTTACACCTGTAACTGTAGCAGTACCCTCACCACTTGTAGCAATCATGTCTGCTATATCTGATTCTGTAGCTGCACCTTGGAAAGTTGTACTATCGTATTTTATAACTTCACCACGAGAAACAACTGTTACTGGAGTTTCTGTAGCTAATGTTCCCTCTGCAACAGCACCTTGTTCACCATAACCAGATGAACAGTTTAAGGCACGAATAAATCCACCTGAATGAGCAAAGAATGATTTAGAATTGTAATAAGTAAATACTGATACCATCTCACCACGACCACCTGCTAATGCATGAACACCAATACCATCGGAGTTAATTTGTGTAAAGTCATTACATAAAATTGATTTATTACCTGCTGAGTGTAAAAGACCGTCAATCTGAATACCAGTTGCGTTAGCATTTGATGATGTACAATTCTGTATATATGGTGAAGCGATTGAAATTGAACCACTAGGGTCTAATGATGTTACAGCAGCTTTACTAGTACCACCAGCAACTGGCGTACCTGTTAATCCTTTGAATGACATTTGAACAAGATTAGTTAAGTTGTTCAATAACCACATGTTTGAAGCGTTGTTATTTTCTGTAGCTGTAATATTTAAAACTAAATCTGAAGCACCACCTATAGTAGAACCAGCTATTGTAATAGTTTGAGATGTTGCAAAACCTGTACCGCCATGATAAATTGTTACAGTAGGTGTTGATGAACCATCTGTTGTAATATTAAATACAGCTGAAGAAGCTACACCACTTCCTGAAGTTGCATATCCGTGAACATGGTTGTAAGTTGCACCTGTACCACCTGTACCACCTGAAGCAACTGAAACTGTTTTAATTTGTGTACCTGTGCTGGCAGCAGGTTGTACCTCTGTACCTCTTAAAGATTCACCTTGTACTGTACATCCTGGTGGAACTCTTAATGGTAAAATTTCTTTGTAAACACCATTCTTAACATAAAGAACATCACCTACTGATTTTGATTTTACATCAAAAGTAATATTTGTTGAAGCACTAGGAGAACCAACACCGTTAATAGTTATTGTGTCGCCCTCTGCGTGACCTGAACCACCATTTGTTATGACTATGGTTGGTGTTGACGAACCGTCTGTAGTAATTCTTGCTGAAAATCCTATACCTGTACCAGTTGTTGAAGCTTGACCTGCGTCATATGTTCCAGGAGTACCGCCAGTACCACCAGCAATACTTTCAATTTCTATAACATCACCACTTGTAATTTGTGATACACCGTAATTAATTGTTTTGTAAGGTAATGCTTCTGTACCTGGATTTGAATCTGAACCTGCGTTAGATACCCATTTAACATTTCCGCCTTCAGCGTTTGACCATGAAACATCTGTACCGTCTGTTGTTAAAACTGAACCTGCAACACCAATAGGTAATCTTGTTGTTTGTGTTGCGTCTCTAACAATAATATCACCACGAGTGTTCATTACTGCACCACTATCACCTTGTGCAACTAATTGCCATTTATTATCGTCTGTGCCTGGTGTTACACCTAAAATTCTATCTGCAACTGCAATGTAAGATGATGATGAGTAGTTTACAACATCACCAATATTATATGTAGCAGCGTTATTATAAGAAGCACTATAATTCATTCCCTCACTAACTAATGTCCAATGAGTGCCGTTTGTAGTACCGTTTGTTTCTGAAGGATATTGACTAGAGTGGTTTGTTTTTGAAACATAAGAATTACCACCATAATTTACAACATCACCTGTTTTATAGGCTGTGCCGTGTGAATATTGTCCTGTAGGATTGTAACCAGTTGTTATGACATCCCAATATGCGTTATCTGTGGGTGTCTGACCTGAAGCTTCTTCGTCATTTACATAAATGTATGTGTAACCACCATAAGTTACTATATCACCTTTTTGGTAAACTGTACTACCATTGTATGAATCTTCCCATTCTTGACCTTCAACAAATGTTGTAAATTTAGATTGGTCAAATGCGTCTGTATTTGCGCCTGAAGTATGAGCAGTTGTACATTTATATTGAGTACCACCAAACTTAACAATGTCATTTACTTTATAGTAAGTTGTAGCAGCCCAATCACCCTTGTAATCAACACCGTCTTGATATAATTCAAATTTAGATGTATCTAAAACAGTTGATGATGATGTGTGAGCAGTTGTTGTACGATATTTTCTTTGACCATAAGTAACAAGGTCATTTAATTTGTACCATGTCGAGTTAGCATAAGTGCCTTTAAAAAATAAGGCCTCTGCTTGTAAAGACCAGTAATTTGTATATGTACCAGGACTTGTGTAAAATAAGTTTTCGTTTGCTGGAGATGTGTGATTTGCGATAGCAACATATGTGTTACCACCATATTTTACGACATCATCTATCAAGTAGGAAGTGGACGCAGCCCAATTTCCTCTCCATTTAAATTTAATTCGTCCTAGTTTAAAATCTGCCATGGTTTACCTTTATTAATACTATTTATACAAGTTAGGACGCTGATTGCCAAGTTGTTGACGCAACAGAATATGTATTTCCCTCTGCTGTTGTGAAGTCATCACTTGTCAAGGCAGTTGCCCCTCTGCTATTGTTTTCCCTTTTTACAAAATAACCGTTACTATCAATATAATATGTTGCGTCACCGTCTTCATGTCTAAATTGATGATAAAAGTCGTTTGTATTATTCTTATATTGTTTTTCTCTATAACCAATTGCAACCTGAGCTGTGCTAAAAGGCGCAATTTTAAATGTTACTACTGCTGAAGCATAAGTCCATACTGCTTCAATTTCTTGTTCTACACCATTTACAAAGACAGCAATTCTTGTGCCGTCTAAAACTGGTGTTGTTAATGTAAATGTGGCAGTTGAGCCATCACCTGTAAAAATTTGTGTTGCACCACTTTGTAATACTGTATCTTCCTCAACATATTCAGTTTTATCTGAAATCTGTTTACTACCATTTAAATCTGTAGGAGAACCACCTTCATAATCTAAAGTTTCGCCACTATCTTTATTTACTTTAGTGTAATATAATAAACCCTCTGTTGTTCTTCTTAATGCGTGAAAGCCCTCTGTTGCTTGAACATCAACAGGTACAACATATCCTGGACTAGCCATTTATTAACTTACCTCCAAAATACTAGCAAAAACTTCCGCTGTAGGTGTTGAACTATCACTTAATACATCAGCATAAACTCTTAAAATATCATTTGGTTCCAAGTTGATAGGCTTATCTAATACTAAAGTATTGTTTGCCGGTACACTTAAACCTTTACCTACATGTCTAAAAGTAGAACCACCATCAATTGTTACTTTTACATGAACATTGATAGATTCGGATGATTCGTGATTTGAAATATATAATGCGTGAATAACTGCATAAACAGAACCGCCAGCAGTGTATATTGAACCTGAATCAGATGTTCCTAAAGCTGCACCTGCATTTTTAAATGTACTTGCCACTTATTATCCTCCAAATACTATTGAATACGCTAATGCGTCACCGTCTAAAGCAACCGTGCCAGTTGAATTAGGTAATGTTATTGTTCTATCGGCAGTTGGCTCTGCAACCGTTAAAGTTGTTTCATATGCATTTGCTAAATAACCTTCAAAAATTAAATTTGCACCATTTAAAAGTATATCAGCATTTGCTGTTGCACCATTTGTAACTACATCATTTAAAGTAATAGAACCAGCACCACCCATTTCTTTAACTGCATTAGCTGAAGTTTTTGTATAAAATTTTCCTTCAGTAACATTCATTGCTAATTCACCAACTTGCAAAGAACCTGCTGTTGGAATTGCTAATGCTGTTTCACTTCTTTTTGGTTTTATTACTGTAGCCATTACTTACAATGTTTCTTAATTTGTTTAATAAGTTTATCTTTAGTTAGTCTTTTATCTAATTCAAGACCTACTTTTCTTCCTAATTTTTCTAATTCTGCTTTTGTTTTCTTTTTTAAATTTGACAAATCTACTTCCATATCTTTTGTCAAAATTAATGGAGCAGACATAAAAAAATTTTTAATTTTATTCCATATTTTCATTAGAATGAGCCTCCGTCAATTGTTGTAACCGTTACTACACCCGAACTGGTTGTAAAGTTATCAGAATGAAAACTTGCTACACCAATATTTGATGTACTTGCTAATTCACCTGCAATAGTTAAAGTACCACCTGAAGCAGTAGTATTAATACCTTCGCCTGCTAAAAATTCCATTGGCACACCTATTTGAGTTGCACCTTGTGTAGAACCCTCGTCTGTAAATACAAAGTTTTCAATTTTAGCACCGTCTATACTACCTGCTAACATAGCGTTTGTAATACCTAGTGCTTTTACTCTTAATGCGTCTGCGTTAACTTCGATTGAACTATCGTCAACTGCAACATCCATTTGGTTACCAGATTTAGTTAAAGCTGCACCTGCTGTAATTTGACCTGCACCTGAGAATTGTGCTACATCTAAAGAAGTTGTACCAAATGTTGGATTGCCTGTGTGAGTAAATACATAACCGTTATTGGCATTTAAAGTACCTTCTTCTACAAATACGAAAGCACCACCTGATAATTCTGATGGTTGGTCTTCCGGAGTTGCTCTTGTTAATACCCAATTTGATGAACCATCACCAACTGTAGTTACTACATAGATACCGTTTTGAGCACCTGTTGTTTGGTCTTTAATTAATACTCTATCAGCAACAACTAAAGTTACGCCGTCAAGTGTTAATGCAGCTTGAGAACCTGAATTTGTTAATGTTGCACCAACACCAGCAGTACCGTTTGAATAGGTTGCCGTTAAGTTTGCTGTAGAACCAGCTTTAGTTGATGGTTTAGTATCTAAACCTTGTGCAACTTGGTCAACATAAGCTTTGTTTGCTAATGAATCAGTTGTAAATCCTGCTCTGTCTTCATAACCACTTGGTACTTTTACTGTACCTGTGCCATGAGGAGAGAAAGTAATATCTGTATTACTAGCAGTTGTTGATAATGTTGAACCGTTAATTGTAATGCTGTCAACAACTAAAGAAGTTAATCCGGCAACATCTTGCGTTGTTGCACCTAATGTTAGTGTAGATGAACCTAAAGTAATTGTAGGATTTGCTAAGTTAGCATTTGTTATACCTGCACTACCTGATAAGTTTGAATTTGTTAATGCTGTTGCTGTAACTGTTACTGTGTTGTCTGTTACAGTCTGAACTAAACCACCTGTACCTGCAAAGGTAAGTGTTTCAGCAGTATTGTATGTATCTGTTCCTGTGTCACCAGCTAAATCAATAAACTGATTAACAGTTGCGAAATCTAAATTACCTGAACCGTCAGTTTTTAAAAATTGTCCTGCTGTACCATCACCGTCTGGTAATGTGAATGTTTCTGTAGCAGTAACGGAATTTGGAGCTTTCAAACCTATAAAGTTTGTACCGTTATTTGTGCCCTCGTTTAATTTTATTGTACCACCTATTGTGGCAGAATTACCAACAATAACTTGGTCAATTGCTAAGTTTGCGTCTGCTACAAGTGCTGAACTTCCTGTTAGTGTACCGGCAACATGGTCTAACATATCAGAAAAATACTGACCGCCAATTACTGTTACATTATTTGCGTCACCGTTTCCGTCAACGCCGCCCTCACCAATAAATAATCTATCTCCTAAATTTGCTTGTGTACCTGCTCCATGTGTATATGCTAATTCACCAAGTTTCAGCGTGCTTGGGGCTGCTACTGCTGAACTTCTTTTTATCTGAATTACTGTTGCCATTTAAAACTCCTAAAATGCTCCTGCGTTTATAGTCAATGTACCCGAAGTTGTTACAATTTCATTTGTCGTAAAAAACTTGGCGTCGCTTGACCTATATTGTAATATAGCACCATCATTTAAATCGCTTGTGTCAACATCACCTAATAATTTTAATTGAAGAGAACTATTTGCTGCCGCCTGAGCAGATGGCAAGGCTACTGAAACTTGTTGTGGACCTTGTGATGTATTTACATTAATCTTAGCTGTTATATCCGGCATTAATTCTCTCCTTGTGTATATTTATAACAAAAAAGAGTTGAATTAAGTAGTTACTTGTGGTCGTACAGAAATAATACCTTCAATTACTCTAGTTACCGTTCCGCTTGATGTTTGAGTAATTTCTAAATCATACACATATCTCTCGGCGTCTAAAGTTGCCGTTTGTGTTGAGGTTAGTGCTAAAGTTACTAGTCCTGTGGTTGCGTCAGCAGCCACCGTGGCAGTAAAATCTGTTCGTGTTCTAGTAGAGGCATAGCCTTTGGCTAATCTAGCAGCCGCTGTATAACCTGTCAAATTAAAAGGATTACCGTTTGCGTCTTTTACGGTAACATCTGAGGTGAATGTTGCACCTTGGTCAATTGTTAGGTTTGCTATGGCAGCCATCTATTTTTTCTCTTCTGGTACTTCTGTTTTTACTAATTCTGCAATTTTTTTGTTATAATGCTGTGTTAAAACATCAATTTTTTCTAGCTCAAGATTGTGTCTTACTTTAGAGGCCTGAATTTCTTGTCTTACTACCAAGTAATTTTGCAATTCTGGACTCAATTTAGCGACATCAAACTCTTTGCCATCAATCATTACTGTATTCATAATTATCTCCTTATACTATTTATAAAAGTTTTTGTATATCTTTTGTACCATTTAAAGTAAACATTAACGCAATTCTTGGTGTATTTCTCATATTAATTACTGCATGTTTGTAACCTATATTTAAGAAATTGGCTGTACCGTCTTTAAGGGTGTAAGCCTCTATTTTATCATCTCGTTTAAATAAGTTGATTACATTGTCATTACCATGTATTGGTACAATACATCTTACACCATAGTTAACATCATAATCTACATGCCATGGTATCATCTTACCTGGTGCTAATTTTGTAATTCGTATTCTACTGGCTGGCGATTGACATTGAGTTACGATACTTTCAAAATAACTACCTGTATATTGTTCAGTAGGTACATTATACAAATGTTCTTCTTTTCTTCTCAATCTTTCTTTAATACTTGTGGTATGTGGTAGTATCTCACTTGGTGTTGTAAGATTAATTTGTTCAAAGTTATCATATACACTTTTAACTAACTCCTCATGATTCATACATAACATAGGATTTGCTGACCTTACATCTTTAAATTGATTGTTTAGTCTATCAGTAGCCTCTCTTAATGTATCTAAATTTATATCTAGTTTTAAGTCTGCTACCGTTGGTAGGTTGTGTTTAGATAATTTGTCCATCATGTTCTCTTTCCACTATATAATCTGACTTTGGTTGCCAATCATAATCTCCTTGTAATCTTATGCTATAAACATACTGCAACATTTTGCCTGTTGTAAATAAAAATTTCTTTTCTACTTGTAAACTGGTATACCATTCTCCGTTTATATGTTCTTTAAATGCCTTATCAGTCATTTGTTTTCTTCTTTGATAAAGGTTATTTATCGCTTTGTTTTTTATGTCATGTGTGATATACAATATCTTATAACCTTTTTCTCTTGCCCATTTTATTTGATGTTCTCCCATAATCAAACCACAATGAGTAAATCTATGTTCTTTTAAAATATGATAACGACAAATTCTAACTGCAATGTCGGGGTCATTTGTATAATGTGACCTTTCAGCAGCCGATATAGATATTAACTTGTCATC